CGGTGGTCGCCGTATCATTATGTACATTTTACAATGTTACTTACATAGGCCAACCAATGGGCGTTCAAACCCGTCCCGAGCGTCCCGAGCCGCCTAAGAGCTGGGTTTTTGCCGTCCCCGAATTGTCCCGAACCCGTCCCGAACTTTTCAAACCCGTCCCGAACCGCAGTTTTCCGTTAATCGTCGTCAAACACACCCGGCAAGTCGTCCGCATCGAGGTTATGAGAGCCGACTTGCTTGGTTGGTGTGACGTCGATGGTGACTTCTTCTTCATGTGGGTTTGACCCGTCATGGTTTGACGACGCCAAGTTTAGCTGGCGCAGTGCATCAAGGTGCAGTTGGTTCACGTTGACTTGGACTGCTGTGGTCGGCTTGGCTTGGAACTTCTCTGGTGCGGCAACGCCAGCCAGCCACTTGCGTGTCTCGATCTTGAGCCTGTCAGCATTGGCTGATGTGTTGTCCGAGGCATCGGCAATGTCGAGGCACTCATCCGCCCATTGGTCCGCCGCGATTGCCCGCGCCTGTTTAAACCGCTCCTCCCGATCTGGGTCTTTGCGTATCCAATGGTAGAGAGATAGGTTGCTGATGTTCAATTCACGAGCAAGGCCAGCCATTGTCAGGCCGGATGCAATCTTCTCCAGCAGAACAGTCTCGCCAACCTTATCTAAGTTTGACGCAATCGTGCGCCGTTTAATATGTCCAGCCATGTCTTATCCTTTATACGCCTCTAGAAGCCCGTATAAAGCCCATAGAGAGGCATATAGGGCGATTGCTAGGTAACTATCCCGATTGTAACTATGCACGCCCTATGCCCCTTAAAAACGTTTCCAGGAGTATAGAGACTGGAGCGGGCACAGACCGACCGCCTTGCTCATAGTATCGGATCGACCGTTCGGACAGTCCTATCTTGTAGGCAAGCTGCCCTTGCGTCAGCTTGAGCCTCTCGCGTGTTGCTTTGAACTCTTCACTGGTCATGCTTCATCCTTTAGCGCCTTTTCGGCGTCCTCAATCAATTCGATGGGCGGGTAGCGCAGGTAAGACACATGGTCCTTGCCTATCACGCCAAGAAACTCCAGATATTCCATCAAGCGGTAGGCCAAGGTTTCGCCCGCCCGTTCGATGTATCGTTCGGGCAGTGCAAGTTCGTCATCTTCTTCGTCGTCATCATAGAAAGTCATTTGCTTTGTTCCTTTTCACGTTCTGCGCGGCGTTCCGCAAATGTCTTACCATCTGGTCCGCGCAGCGGCCATGCGCTGTCGGAGGATACACGGTGGTTCCGGCCCATTGGCGCGGCTTGTTGTGGCTTAATCATGCTTACTTCCTCTTGTGATCGTTACGGCTGGCGAATGCTAGACCAGCCAACATGCTGGCTACCCATATCAATGCGAATACATTGAATGGAATATACTGTGATAAATCAAAAGCCATTTGATAGTCTCCCTTTTGCTGTTGATAGACATTGAATAGGAACACTGTTCCGGTGTGTCAACAACTATTTCACCTTTTTTTTAGGGTCACTAAATCACATCGGAATGTGAACAGCTAGGCATTACGGTGTAGTGGAGCAGGAACGATGTGCCGCTCTAAGGAAGGAAAGAGGCAGCGCCGCGCCTCGTTTCTTGTGCGCCTCCGACGCCATTTGGTCCAGCACTAATACACTGTTACAGTCTGAAACCCGCAGAAATGCGTGGCTTTTTGGGTATGAGGGTCAAAGTGCCCTTCGGTTTGACCCCCCCCCCGGCCCCCGCCGCGCACGGGGGGTGTGTCTGTATAACCTAACAGACATCAAGGTGTGGCCCCCTCCCCCCTATACCCTTGTATTTAACATAATGCCGTCCGAAAAATTTCTAACTTTTTGCTTGCCAAGTTGTAACAATAAATTGTAACAGTGATGGACTACGAAAAACGGGAGAAATACGTTGGCAGTTTTTGGATACACACGCGTCTCGACTGAAGACCAGATCGAGAACACATCGCTCGATGATCAAGCCCGCCAAATCCAAGGCATCGCGCTCACGCATAATTTGGAACTGGACCATATATACGAAGAGCGCGGCGTCTCTGGCGGTGTCCCACTGCTACGCCGAGAAGAAGGCTGCAAGCTGGCGTTCCTCCGGCCGGGCGATACTGTTATCGTATCGAAGCTGGACCGTATGTTTCGCGATGCGAGAGACGCACTAAACGTGATTGCCGACTGGGAGACGGCGAACATTAATCTCATCATCAACGGCTACGGCAATGTGATGGACAAGGCCAACCCGAACGGCCGTTTCATGCTAGAGATCATGGCCGTCTTCTCCGGGGAGGAGCGCCGCCGTATCAGAGAACGTGTCACCGCCGGTAAGAGAGCCAAGCGTTCGCAGGGCGGATACGTCGGTGGCAAAGTGCCATTCGGATTTAAGAAGTCGGGCACAGGCCGCAAGGCCAAGCTGCACCCAGAGCCAAACGCGCAGGACGCATTGATAACAATGAAAGCCGCACGCGTTAAAGGTCATAGCTACCGCGATATTGCTATTATCGTAGCAAAGCGTCATGGTATATCAGTTAGCCATCAAACAATCGCACGCGTAATAAGGGGAGATAAGAATGACGAAATCTGAACCAAACTTCTTTTTGGAGTTTCTGAAGAAGTACCGCGATGATCCCGTCGGGTTCGTGCGCGATATTCTAAGGACCAAGCCAGACCCGTGGCAGATCGAGTTTCTGAAAGCGATTAGTTCTGGCGAGCGCCGTATCTCCGTTCGTTCAGGCCACGGTGTGGGTAAGTCTACAGCCGCAAGCTGGGCCATGCTGCATTACTTCCTGACGCGGTATCCGGTGAAGGTTGTTGTGACTGCGCCGACATCCGCACAGTTGTTCGATGCGATGTTCGCGGAACTGAAGCGATGGGTGAATGAACTGCCGGAAGTGCTGAAGGTTCTGATCGAAGTCAAGGCCGACCGTATTGAATTGAAGGCCGCATCGAGTGAAGCCTTTATCTCCGCCAGAACGAGCCGGGCGGAAACGCCCGAAGCCTTGCAGGGTATCCACGCCGACAACGTGTTGCTCGTCGCAGACGAAGCGTCCGGTATTCCAGAGAGTGTGTACGAAGCTGCGTCCGGTTCTATGTCGGGCCACAACGCGACAACGCTTCTTCTCGGAAACCCAACGCGAAACAGCGGGTTGTTCTACGATACACATAACCGGCTTAAAGGTGAATGGAAAACCTTCCACGTTAGCTGCCTCGACAGCCCACGCGTATCCGATGCGTTCGTGCGAGAGATGCAGTTGCGATACGGGGAAGACAGCCCGGCGTACCATGTGCGTGTCCTTGGTAACTTCCCGCCTCGTGAAGAAGATACCGTTATCCCTGTCGAGTTGATCGACAGTGCCATGAACCGCGAGATCAAGATTGCCAAGAACACCAAGAGCGTATGGGGCTTAGACGTTGCGCGTATGGGATCGGACGCAAGCGCACTCGCCAAGCGGCGCGGCCCGGTCGTTGAGGAGATACAGACTTGGAAAGGTCTGGACCTGATGCAGCTAACAGGCGCAGTCGTAGCCGAGTTCGAGGCGCTGACGCCATCGGAACAGCCAGTCGAGATACTGGTCGATAGCATCGGGTTGGGGGCGGGTGTCCTTGACCGTCTGCGCGAACTGGGTTTGCCAGCGCGTGGGATCAACGTTGCGGAAAGCCCCGCGCTAAAAGGAACTTACGCCAACCTACGCGCCGAGTTGTGGTTCAAGTGCAAAGGGTGGCTGGCGAACCGCGATGTTAAGATACCGAAGGACGAGCAGTTGTTCGCCGAGTTGGCGTCACCGCGTTACACCTTTACGTCGTCAGGCAAGATGCAGGTGGAGAGCAAGGAGAGCATGAAGAAGCGCGGGCTTCCGTCACCCGACAAGGCGGACGCCCTCTGCCTGTGTCTGGCCACCGATATATCGACGATCATGCACGGCTACTCCATGGCCAACAAGTCAGGCGCACTGCGTAGAAATATTAAGGGGGTAGTTTGACATAAATAAAAGATGTGATATATTTGTCTTGCTCGGCAGGTTTTTTCTCTCTCCCTCTCCTGCCGGGCGTCTTGAGTGCTAAGGGGTGTGCGAGGCTGTGCCGCCGGTAATAGCGACTGAATGATATGCAACTCCCATCTCATTCGAAACGCCGCCACCCCGCTTTTTTGCTTTTCCACAAACTTTAGGCTATAGGCGTCTGTAGGGAGCGTACCGGTGGGAACAAAAACTTGTCCAAAATGTGGCGAAGAGAAGCCGACTGATGACTTCTATTTCCAGAGACGCGCCTGTAAGCCGTGCGTGCGCGAACACCAACGCCGCTTCAGAGACTCCCAGCCAGACTACAATCACGCCCGTAATCTCCAACGCCGGTACGGTCTTAGCGTCGATGAGTACCAAACACTCCTCGCCAACCAGAATTTTGCTTGCCCTATTTGCGAGGTAGAAATATCGAATACAATAGAGTATAAGGGAAAGCGACCAGATGCCGTTGATCACAACCACGAGACGGGTGATGTGCGCGGCATACTTTGTTCGATGTGTAATTTAATGCTAGGCCACGCGAGAGAAAATACCAGTATTCTTTATCGGGCCATCGTGTATTTGAGTGAGCGCGGCGCGTATGCGTCAAAGAAATAGGTTTTGGTTGCATGGTTGCGAAGCGTTTTCAAAATCCGAAGGGCGGCCTGAATGAAGCGGGACGTAGCCACTTCAAGAAGACCGAAGGGGCCAACTTGAAAGCGCCTGTTAAATCAGGGGATAATCCACGGAGGGCATCATTCTTAGCGCGTATGGGCAATATGCCGGGGCCGGAGCGTAATGCGAAAGGCGAACCAACCCGCCTTCTCCTATCTCTGCAAGCGTGGGGTGCGTCATCTAAAGCAGACGCGAAGTCCAAAGCCAAAGCCATATCAACCCGAAACAAGGGGAAGTCAAAATGAAGAAACCTACTAAGGCCGACAAGAAAGTGGCCAAGGTCATGGGCGAGTATAAGCGTGGCACACTGCACGCTGGCGTAAATCCTAAAGGCCCTGCAAAGGCTCCCTTGGCTAAATCGCGTAAACAGGCTATAGCTATCGCCCTGTCCGAAGCTGGCAAGTCAAAAAAGAAGTAAGGCTAAAATATGGCATATCGCAATAATCGTAAGCCGACTAAGGATCAGATGGCTAAGAACAACCGTATGTATCAGGATACGGGTGTTACCAACACCAATTCTGAAAACGACGATAGCGAAGATATGTCCGATGAAACTTCGATGGAACTTCCCGACGGTACGGAAGTTTCTATTGAAGAGCCAGAGATGGAAGACGAGCAGGTAGAAGACCCTGTATCCGAAGAAGAACTCCAGAACATTATCACCGCCGAGATTGACGACGCGCAGGACTACATCGACGATGTGATCTCGCCGGAGCGTGCGCTTGCGGGCCAGTACTATAAGGGCGAACCCTTCGGCAACGAAGAGGAAGGCCGGTCGCAGGCAATGTCTATGGATGTACGGGATACTGTACAGGCCATGATGCCGTCGATCATGAAAGTATTTTTCGCGGCGAACAACGTCGTCGAGTTTGCGCCGAACGGCCCAGAAGATATCGACAGTGCGCAGCAAGCGACGGATTACGTCAACTACTGCCTGACACGCGATAACAACCTATTTAATGAATGCTACTCCACATTCAAGGACGCACTGATCCGTAAGAACGGGATCATGAAAGTTTGGTGGAATACCGAGAAGGATGTCACGACCCACTACTTCACGGGTCTGGACGAAGCTACCTTCTCGGTCCTTCAGGCCGATGAGAATATCGAAGTCAAGGACGTAGAGATTACCTACGGCCCAGTGCCGATGGTTCCGCCTGAAATGATGGGCATGGAGCCTCCACCCCCACCCGCGACATACGACTGCACCGTTGTCCGCACCACGGAGAAGGGCCGCCTGTGCGTCCAGTCCGTACCGCCCGAAGAGTTCCTGATTGACCGCCGTGCGCGCTCTATCGAAACCGCCGAGTTTGTAGCCCACCGTCGTTACGTTACAGTATCCGATCTTGTGAAGATGGGCTATGATTTCGATGAGGTCCAAGACCTTGGCTATGAAACGCTTGATGACTTTGAAGGCAACCAAGAAGCCTTTGACCGTAACCCGCAAGCGTTCGTTCAGATCACCGGCCGGACAGATACGACATCGCGCAAAGTCCTTTACATCGAGGGCTATGTGTATGTTGACATGGACGGCGACGGGATTGCGGAACTTTGCCGCGTCTGCGTTGCTGGCACGGCCAACAAGATACTTCACTACGAACCCTGCGATTTTATTCCGTTCGTAGACTTCTGCCCTGATCCAGAGCCGCACACATTCTTCGGTATGTCGATTGCCGACGTGACGATGGACATTCAGCTTATCAAGTCGAATATCCTGCGCAACACGCTGGACAGCTTGGCTCAGTCGATCCACCCACGCACGGGTGTCGTTGAGGGCCAAGTCAATCTTGAAGACGTGATGAACACCGAAGTCGGTGGCATCATCCGTATGCGCGCACCGGGCATGGTGCAGCCGTTCACGATGCCGTTCGTCGGGCAGCAAGCCTTCCCGATGTTGCAGTACATGGACGAACTGCGCGAGAACCGCACAGGTATTTCCAAGGCCGCGTCTGGCCTCGATGCGAATGCACTTCAGTCTTCGACCCGCGCTGCTGTTGCAGCCACTATTACTGCTGCGGCGCAACATATCGAACTGATATGCCGTATATTCGCCGAGACGGGCATGAAAGGTCTGTTCCGCAAGTCGTTGCAGCTTATCGCCAAGAACCAAGACGCTCCGCGCATGGTGCGTCTGCGCAATACGTTCGTGCCGATTGACCCACGGGTGTGGGACGCAAGCATGGATGTCGTCGTCAATGTCGCTATCGGGACTGGTAGCAACGAAGAGAAGATGGCGTTCTTAGGCCAAGTCGCTGCCAAGCAAGAGATGCTGATGCAGATGGGCGCTCCGCTGGTAGACATGCAGGGCTACTATAACACGCTGGCCCAGATGATGGCGCTGGCTGGTTACAAAGACCCGACTGTATTCTTCAAAGACCCAGCCATGATGCCGCCTCCGCCACCGCCTGCGCCACCGCAGCCGACACCGGAAGAGATGCTGTCTCAGGTTCAGATGGAAGCAATTCGTGCGGACATCCAGAAGAAGGCAGCGGAACTTGAGTTGCAGCGCGAAGAGATGCTGCGCAAGGACGACCGTGAGCGCGACAAACTCGATGCCGATATGATGATTAAGGCAGCCGAGATTGAAGCCAAGTACGGCGCGCAAGTCAACACAGCCAACATCGAAGCGTTGATGCAGCGCGACCGTGAGTTGCTACGCCAGCAGGGCGAGATGGATCGTGCGGCGATGCAAGCTGCACAGGCCACGCAGAACGCACAGATGGCGCAGGCAGTTCAGCAAGCACAGATGCAACCTGAAATGCCACCAGAAGGTATGATGTAATGTTTGAAGATTATTACATGCCACAGTTTGATGCAGACTATTTCAATAGCCCTGCATTCCAAGAGGCTATCGCAGATGCAATAGGGCAGTATTTCCCACCTGTTGCGGAGCAGGCGTATTACGCTCCAGCCGTAGAGCCTATGACTGTTGCGGCTGAACCTATCATGGGTATCGGCTTAGACAGCCTGTTGGGTACGAACTTCGGCACAGATTTTACCAACCTCGCGGAACAACCATACGTCGCGCCATATGTAGAACCATACGTTGCGCCATATGTAGAACCATACGTTGCGCCATATGTAGAACCATACGTCACTCCTGTCGAAACCGCAGCACCTCTCGCAGCACCTGTCGAAACCGCAGCACCGGTTGCTGCGCCTTTGGCGGGGCCTCTTGCAGCACCTGTCGAAACCGCAGCACCTGTCGAAACCGCAGCCCCTCTCGCGGCTCCGCTAACAATCGAAGAGCGAGAAGCGCGGCGGATTGCGGCGAACACGCCACCTCAAGGCACGCTCATAACGTCTTCGCTGTCCAACAAGGGGAACGCAACTGGCTTTGGTCAGGGTAACACTTTCCGCGTCCGCGATGACCAAGAAGTGCGCATCACCGACAACAAAGGCAAAGTGCTGTTTAGTGGCTTTGGTCCTGAAGCGGCTCGGCAAGCTGTCGCTCTCGGCCAATCTATAACAAACGAAAAAGGTAACAAGGCTGGCTGGATGATCCAGACTGGCGACCGCACGATAAACGCCGACGGCACTGTGGGCAGTACGCGCTGGAATGATGTTGCGCGTGAGAAAGTCAACGAGAGCGTTCTCGGCAAGATTGCAGATGTGGCGTTGCCGGTTGTTGGCGGGATTTTAGCAGGCCCATTAGGTGCGGCTGCTGGTTCTGCGGCATCAAGCGTTGCTCAAGGGCGCAGTATAGAAAACACATTGCTCCGCGCCGGATTGTCTGCGGGTACTACTGCTCTTGGTGGTCAAGTGTTTGGGCCGGCTAGTTCCGCGGCTGGCTCTGCCGCTGGGTCAACGGCTGGTTCTGCTGCGGGTGGAGCGGCTGGTGCTGCTGCCGGAACTACCGCTGGCTCCGCGCTTGGTTCTGTTGCGGGCGACATCGTTGTAAACGCAGCGAGAAGCGTAGCGCCTAGCCTTCTTGGTTCGGCAATTGGCAGCACGGTGGGTTCCGTAGTTCCATCGCTTATTAATACTCCCCCCTCTATCCCGGAAGAAATTGTAGTTACCGGAACGAGGCCGACAGAAGTAGACCTTGGTGGAGTGCTTGGCGCGTTAACGCCACCAGCGCCGACACCGACGACTCCTTCCATCCCGGAAGAAATTGTAGTTACCGGAACGAGGCCGACAGAAGTAGACCTTGGTGGAGTGCTTGGCGCGTTAACGCCGACAATAATATCGCCTACGCCTACGCCTACGCCTACGCCTACGCCGACCACGGCAGCGCCTGAAGAAATCGTTGTTACCGCGCCACAGGCAACGGCCGCGCCCTTACCAATACCGGGCTTTGAAACCGCTATCCCTGCGATAACGGGCGGTGCGCTTACCGCAGCGCAGACGGGAGGCGCACAGCCTTCTACTAAGGATGGCGTTCTCGGCACGGGCCTAACCCTACCTCAACTTCTGTCGATTGCGGGTATCAGCGCCGATCTTCTAAAAAACCTTTTGGCTGGTGGCGGCGGCGCAGGCCCGACCACGCCGTATGTCTCCCCATTTGGCACGGGCGTAGGTTTTGGCACAGGCCAAGATATGCGCGCCAATCCAAACATCATAGATTATGAGCGGTATGGTTTTGGCCCAGAAGCTATGTTCTTCCAGCCGGGCTACGGCCTTCTCTCTGCGGGTGCTGCTCCCCAAGCGCAACCCATTATGGCAGTTCCCCAAGCGCAGCCCGCAATGGTAACTAACCCTAGATACGAGCCGTTGATCTAATGGACCCTATTACAAAAGCTAACCACGCGAAGCGCCTTCTTGAGGATGACATTCTCAAGGAGGCATTTGCCGCAGTGGAAAAAGATATTTTTGAAGAGTGGCGTATGTCAGCACATACTGACTATAGCGGACGCTCTGACATGTTTCACACGCTCAAAGGACTTGAGCGGTTGAAAGCCCGCCTACAGGCAATTCTTGATGACGGCCTAGTCGCCCAATCGAGGAGTTAACATTTAACAAAGAAGGTGCTATATGACGGAACAAGTCGGCAACCCCAGTGCAGGGATCGGCCTCCACGAAGCAACACTAGCCATCGACCAATTGCTTGGCCCTGATGAGGACACCCAAGACGAGGCCGAGGCGCAAGAGCCTGAAGAGGCTCAGGACGACGCGGAAGAAACTGACGCCGAGGATTACTCGGAAGAAGAGGAATACGAACAGTCCGACCCGGATGAAGAGGACGACAACGAAGAGGTTATCGAACAGGAACTTCCTGACGATCTAGTCATCAAGGTAAAAGATGATGGCAAAGAATTGGAAGTCACCCTTGACGAACTTCGGAAAGGTTATTCTCGTTACTCGGATTACACACGGAAAACTCAGGCATTAGCCGAAGAACGCAAGTCGTTCCACGGCGAAGCCGAAGCGATCCGAATGGAACGCGCTCAATACGCGGAACTGCTACCTGCGCTTAAAGCGCAACTTGAGGTACAGTCCGAGGCTGAGCCTGATTGGGACAATCTTTATAATGAAGACCCCATTGAGGCGGCGCGGTTAGAACGGCATTGGAATAAGTCTCGTCAGGAACGAGCCGCTAAACTTCAGGCTATTAACACTGAACAGCAGCGGATTGCTGAAGAGATGACCAAAGAGCAACAGCGGGCCTTGGCTGACATTGTGCAGTCAGAGCGCGCCAAACTCACTGAAGTCATTCCGGAATGGAAAGACGAAGGTACAATGCAAAGCGAAGCTAAGGAACTTCGTGAATGGGCTATAAACAATGGGTTTAGTGAACGCGACCTAAGCGCACTTGTTCAAGCCAGTCACGTCTCGATCCTTCGCAAAGCTATGATGTTTGATAAGGGTTCGAAGAAAGTGGAAAAAGTGAAGGCCCAGCCAAAGAAGGTTGCCCGGATCGTTCGCCCCGGTTCTTCAGGAACTCAAGTCAATAACCGTTCTTCCGATGTAAAGAAAGCGTCCCAGCGCCTTGCGCGTACAGGCCGTGTTGCAGACGCAGCGGCCTTGTTGGATAAACTCATTTAATAAGGATTTGAACTAATGGCTATTGTAGCAAATACATTTACCCGGTACTCCGCTATCGGTATTCGTGAAGACTTGTCGAACGTTATCTATAACATCTCGCCAGAAGAAACCCCGTTCATTTCGAACATCGGCCGCGAGAGCGTCAAGAACACCTACTACGAATGGCAGACAGACGTTTTGGCTGCGGCCTCAGCTTCTAACGCCGCTCTCGAAGGTGACGACATTTCTTCGTTCACTGCTGTTACGCCAACCGCACGCGTTGGTAACTA